TCATTTATTCGTGAAAAAAAATAATTAGTAAATATTTTATTACTGGTCCGGAGAATCCGGGTGATCCGGGGTCCCTTATAAAAGAAAAAGGGATGTTTGGCTTTTCCCACATTATTACAGCGCAGCGCCAGGAAAAGCCTTTTTGCGAGCGACTGCTCGCAATAGAGTACACTAGAGTTACTCGACCTCGTCGGGGAGGACCACGAACTCCTGGGTCTCCTCGTCCGACTCGAGCCACTCGGCCTCCGACTCCTCGCGCGTCGGGTCGTAGCGCTTCAGCGTCTTGCCGGGGGTCATCTCCCAGACGACCCAGCGGTCCGGGCTCATGAACTGCCAGTCCGGGAGGCAGTTGCTGAAGACGATGATCTGCGGCCGGTCGAAGCGCCGCTTCTTAGCCGCGTAGCGCTTGTCGTAGCACACGCCGTTCTTCAGGCACTCGATGCCCGAGTAGAACTGGCACAGCTTGTCCTTCTTCATGGCGCGAGGCATGTCGATCAGGTAGACCTTCTGGCTCTTGAACGAGAAGACGAACTGCATGATGTCCTCCATGTTGTTCATGGGCGGCAGCTCGAAGGCCTTGCCGTCGTACTCCAGCGCCTCCGCGAGGATGCTCTTGCCGGAGTTGCCGGCCACGTCGTAGATAATGTTGATGCTACGGTTGTCGGTCTGCTCGCACAGCATCTCGATCTGGCTCTGCCAGGGGTACTTGACGAGCTGGTGGAACTCGGTGAGCTGGCGCGTCAGCACCGGCGGCTCCTCGTAGTCCTTCTCGGTCCACGGGCCGTCGACGCGCGTCTCATCCTTCATGATGTAGTTGAAGTTGTTGCCGGTGTGCACGCCGCCGGATGTGATGGACCAGTGTCCGCCGATCGTCTTGATCGGCCCGCCACCGGCCTTGAACTCCGTGATCATGGACTTGAGCTTGCGCTTCTGCGTGAGGTGCCCGCGGATCTGGTAGTGCTCCGTGCCCTCGGTGCCGCGCTCGAGCTGGAACACGACCTTCTTGAAGACTCCGAGCAGGAGCTTCAGCATCAGCATCGGGATCATGCTCGGGTTGTTCACCGTGACGTCGTAGCCCACGACCTGCGCTCCCGCTTGCCCACCACCGCCGGCGGATGCCTGACGACCTGCCATGTTTGAAATGAAGAGTGTCTCTGAGACCGCACGTTCGTGTGTTGTTCTTTTGATTTGTGACGTTTGGACGACAAGGTTCCGCTCTTGTCGAATCAAAGAGAGCTAGTTATCGAGTGATTTTTATTTAGCAGATGACGAGAAAAGCACAGTCTATGTTACGGCACAGTACCTGTCTAGACAGTGAGTACTCAGTACTGGGCCCATATTACCGCTCTCTCCGTAGATAGCCGGTGCCCTACCTATTATGATTAACCACGTTCTTTTTTCGTTGGTTTCGCTCTTAATGTGCGACTGTTGGTTAGCGCTGGTTACATGTAGCGCCTCAACCTTAGAGCCCTGCTCATAGCCCACGCCTTTCAGCTTGAAGGTACCAGCTGCTGTTAGGGCAGTATTCCGCGTGCCTGCCGCGGTGGTAGCGTTAAGAATCCCACTGAGGGAAACTATGGGATGGTCCGATTCGGTAGTACTAGGTTGTGTCACACTAGCACCAGCCTCACCGGATTTGTATCCCATTACTACTTGCCTATGCCCCAGCACGGTCCATAATTTCGGATTAATTTTGACGTGCGATATATCATCTCTCGGCACTGACGTAGAGTCATATGCTGCCTCGAAATCATACTGATACCGCATATTACATTTCGGGCCGTAGAATCCTTCGTAATCTTCGGTAAGCATACCCCGCTCCATCATGAGAGCGTCAGCCGTCTTGAATTTAGGACGGACGATTGCAATGAAATATGTCCGTTGAACTGGGTCTGTCGTGGAAAGTTGCCACGATAGCGTACTACCCAGATGACGTACTTTAGCGACCTCGCTATCGCTGGGAGCCATGTTAAAGACGACCCCTTTACCCATGGTAGTAGTGTTACTCTCGCCTCCATTGTCACGCCATTCGGAGACGTCGCCAAGAGACGGTGTTTGCAATGGAATGGGAAGCATGTAACAGAAGATATCTCCGGATGCAGGGGATACCGTGCCGCCATCCTGGGGGGCTACGATTGTGGCGATTGGGCGGATCCACCGCCTCTCAAAATAACTCTTATTTTCTCGCAGAGCACGTTTCGCCAATTTGTAAGCCACTTTAGCCGTGCCCTTAGCCTTACGCTTACGGCGATAAACACGCCGAAACGAACCCTTCCGCTTATACGTTTTACGCGGACGTCGCCGGTACCTTCCATACGCCATGGATAATCTAACTGGTTAGACGTGCCTCGCCCCCAGCTTCGGCGAAGGAATGTCTGCCCAAAGCATGGCTCGTCATTTATTCGTGAAAAAAAATAATTAGTAAATATTTTATTACTGGTCCG